AGAATAGATATAAAAATATTAAAATAAGAAAACCATTGATTATTTGTGCAAAAAAAGAAGGGGCTAAAATAAAAAGAGTTGTCATTATAAGATATAACGATAAAACAAATTAAACTTTGCCAATCCAAAATTTATTTTTAATCATGATATAAAATATATAAACTAACAAACACAAGTTGATGATAACAATAATAGGTATATTATGAATATTTCCCTTAATATAATTATGAGTATTTTGAGAATTAATATTAGTTCTTTCTTTCCAACGGAGTAGCAATACTGAAATACATAAAAGTGAAAGTATTAAAATACAACTAGTATTAGAGAAAATAGCCATAAGCACTTCATTATTAATAATAGCTAATAGAATAGTAATAATTAATGAAGCAAAAATGGCATTAGAAGGGGAATTGAATTTGTTACTTTGTGCCCAAAAATCGGAAAACATTATTCTATTTTCTTTGCCAAGACCTTGCATAAATTTAGTAGCAGAAAGAACAGATAAAAATGCAGTATTAAACATAATAAAAGCGCCAATAATGTAAACAATAAAAGATAGATATTTGTTAGTTAATACCTCATACATTTTGGTAATAATATTATAAGTAGTGCTAGATGTTTTGAACCCAAGTACACAAATAGAACTAATAATGATAGCAATATATATCAGAGTGGTAATAGATAAAGAAGCAATAAGAGCAATTTTATTATTATCAGGGTTAGCAGATTCATCATTAATTTTAACTAAGAAATCATAACCATTGAATAAAAATAAAGAAAGAACAGCAGAAAGAACAAATGAATCCCAAGGTAAATCAGGAGCATTGAATGCTTTATCTAGAGTAATAAACTTAGAACTTAGAAGAATGATAGTTCCAAGGATGATAATCATTAGAACAGATATTGTATTAGCAACAATTTTAGATGTTTCAATTCCCATGTAGTTAATAAAACTCATTAAACATAATAAAAAAATAGACAATCCTTTTTGAAAGAAAGTTGAGTTCTTAAATTGAGATAAAGTTTCAAGAGATGTTAAATATTTGGAAATGGATATAACTATAGTTACACCAGAAAAAATAGCAAAGAAATAAGTAAGATAAAGCATAATTTGTCCAGTAAATTCTCCCATAGTATCTTGAACAGCTAGATATTCAGTAATACTAGATTTAAAGCGACTATAAATTTCAATATAGCAAAATCCCATGATTAGACTAATAAAAGCGACAACTAACAAGGCAAGAAGAGATTGTTTTCCGCCATATTTAATAGATTTTCCTATAATTACAAAAATTCCAGCACCAACAATATTGGCTAATCCCATAAGAATAAGGTCTACTAGTGTTAATGACCCCTTACCACCGGTTTGTTTAGAATCAGATTTTTTAGAATCAGATTTTTTAGAATCAGATTTTTTAGAATCAGAATTATCTGTATTTGATTGTTGAGACATATATATATATATATAAATATAGCGCTAAAACAATTTAAAGAAATATCATTATAATAGATTGAGAGATACAAATGTATCTAATTGTTATCTTACAGCAAATCATAATTTATTTCGTATTATAAATTAAAGATAACAGCAAAGACCATAATATAAAATGCCTGGCTGGCTCAATTGGATAGAGCATCAGACTTCTAAGTTAAAAAAACGAATGTAATCTGGAGGTTGTGGGTTCAAGTCCCACGTCGGGTGTTTTAAGGCAACTTGTCCGAGTGGTTAAGGAGGTAGACTTGAAATCTACTGCGATATTCGCGCACAGGTTCAAGTCCTGTAGTTGTCGTCCAATAATAAAATGGCGACTTGACCGAGTGGTTAAGGTGACGGATTACTAACCCGTTGTGATACTCACGCGCAGGTTCCTAAGGCTCGCCTGCTTTGCGAATCCTGTAGTCGTCGTAATAATTTTATTAGTATAAAACAATATAGTTATCTATTTTATTCACAAGTTCTAAAGAAATTGTGATACTAGGTTGTCCCAATATTTAAAGCTCTTAGAGTGTGTCGGTTCGCACAACTGTCTTATAAGCAGTTAGGCTGGGTTCAACTCCCAGTTTGAGCATTCATATTTAATTAATTATTAATTACTTAATTAAATATTTTTAATATTTTTTCCATTTAAATCCAGCTGCAGTATAATTGTCTTTATTACATGTTCTTGATAAAAATGTAACATTAATATTAACACTTCTAGCAGCTTCTGAAATACTATCAAATATATTTATTAAATTACCTTCTAAATCATATTGTTCTACTTTTTTATTATTTAGTGATTTTTTTTTTGGTATTTCTGTAATAATATTTTAATGAAGTGCTTATTTTTTCTTTAATTTCTGGTTTATTTTTATATCTATCTAATCTTTTTTGTATTTCTTCTTCTGTAAATTTTTTACCAAATTGAGAATTATTTTTTCCCTTCATTCGCTCGCTCATTTTTTTAAGCTGTTCTTGAGATTTTTTTATTCCAAATTGAGGATTATTTTCTCCTTTTAAACTCTCACTAATTAGTTTTTTTGTATATTCATTATGTTTTTTATTATTTCCACCAGGCAATAAATTATAGCCATTAGGATATATTGTATCATACTTTTTTATATATTCTTCTTCATATTTATTTGTATCTTCATCAAAACAAATGCATATAATTTTATAATTAAAATTATTTACACCATATTTATTATAGGCATTAAATAATATTTTACCAACTGTTTTATGTTTCAAATTTTTATGCGAATACCATCTGTCTTTAATATCTTTTTGAATTGTTTGACCAACATATTTTTTACTGTTTATTCTGTTTTCAATCAAATATATATAACCCATATTTATACATTTTGTTTTATTTTTAAGTAAATATAAATGAATTACTTGAGAATAAAATATTTTTATAAGTTTTAAATTATAAAATACTTATAAAATAATAACATCATATAGTATACAAAATGGAACGTCCAAAATATCAAATAATAGCAGTAATATCTGGTATATTAACAATAATAGCATTTAGTAGCTTGGTAATAAGAGTTCATATTACAAAAATAACAGAGCATCTAACTTTGACATGGATTTTTTTAGTTTTATTAGCCCAGACATTGTTATTAATTTATGGGTTATTGAATAATTCATATGGTATTTATGTTCCTGCAGTATTGTTATTAATAGGAGTAATGTATATTTTGTATATAAAAATAAAATATAATGATAATGCTCTTAATGTGGAAAACGAATTAAAAGATAAAAATATACTAACAAATTAAATCAAAATTTTATTATAATATTATAGAAATGGATGATTGGGAAGAATTGGACTGGGACAAAATATTTATACCAGACCTATTAATTGAAAGCAGAGAACATGAAAGAAAATTGTTAGAAGAAAGAAAAAAAATGGAACAATCAGATGCTAATTTAACAGAAAAAATGTTTTCAAATAAAGACACTATAATTTCAAGAGAGTATTTTTTTAAGCCAATAATAAAAAGAGAGAAGCCCAAAGATTTTGAAAAAAGGAAACAAGAACTATTGGAAAAACAGAGACAATTAGCTCAAAAAAAGAGAGACGAAAAAGCACAGAATGTGAGATTAATGGATATGTATAATGAAGCAAAACTAGATGAATATGATAAAAAATATGACAATAACATAGATAAATATACAAAATAATATTTATAAAAAACTATTTAAAGAGAAATTATATATATAATATGTGAGGGGGAAAGGTTCCAAACAGCAATTTATAAGAAATAATCTTTCAATCAAAAATTATAATCTAAATAGGAGCCTGTATAAATAAAAGCATGGGTAGCGAAGTGGTCAGTTGAATATATATTGGATAAAGTTATAATTATATAGCTCCAGAATTATCAACCCATTAAAACGCGTGTGACTTAAGATCACATCTTTCTGAGTTCGTGGGTTCGAATCCCACCTCATGCATTTATAATAAAATTAGTAATTTAATTACTAATTTTATTCTTGAATTTTTATCCAAAAAAATCCACAATGTAATTTGTCTGGGTTCTTTATTCCATTTTGAATAGATGAAGACGAAATACCAGTTTTTCTGGATGCATCAGATATACTAAAAAAAGTATTAATTATAGAATTTGTCTTATCATATTGTTTAACTTTTATACCTTTTGATTGAGCCATTATTTGTCTATGATTTTCAATATTTATTCCACCTGAATCATTAAAATATTTTCTTAGACTTTCTTTTATTTTATTCTTTGAAGTTTCACTATGATTTCTTTTATTATAATTATATAAACTTTTTTGGTTTTTTATATTATGCCATTTTTCGGATTTATACATTCCATCTTTAATTTTGTTTCGCACTTCTATATTGTTCATAATTATTTTTTGTCTTTGAGAAATATAGTTTTTTTGTTGAGGATTATTTAAATAAAAATCTTTGTGTATTTTTCGGATATTATCTTTTGTTATATCGCTGTGAGTTTTACCATAAAACCCTCCTCCTTCTCCTCCCTTAGTTAAATTATATCCATTTGGAGATATAGAGTTATACTTTTTTATATATTCAATCTCAAATTTGTATCTATCTTCATCAAAACAAATAATTAAAATTGTAAAAGTAAAATTTTCTATACCATATTTTTTAACAGCATCTTGTAACGCAGGACACCCAATTCCTTTTTCTATTTTTCTTTTATGTTCATTCCATCTTAATTCTGGATTATTTTTCTTGGTTTCACCGATATAACATTTGTTAGTAAGTATATTTGTTATCTTGTAAATAAATCCCATTATATAATTAAGGCATGTATTTTTAAATAACAACAAAATAATATATTTTGTTGTTAAAATAATATAAAGACAAAATTATTATATAATATGTGAATATATAATTTGTATAGAAGATCCAACTTCATGCAATTTATAATATATTCTTTGGATTCAGTAGTTATATATATAAAATATATTTGAATCCATGACAGCAAATAAATTTTTTAAGAATAAAGTCTGAATAATAATTTTTATTATTCTTTGGATTCAGCGATTATATATATAAAATATATATTTGAATCCATTACAGCAAACCAACAAAAACATTTAAAATGTTGAAGATGTGAGTTTTGTCACATTTTATCATTCACAAAAAGTGACCTATATCTGTAATCAGAATAGCTCTTAGAACTTCCAAGAGGTTCTTTGGTGAGTCGTTAGTATTTTGTTCGGGTTGGCAACGTTGTCAGCAAAAATACATTGACAATAATGGTCTAATGGTCTAATGGTCTTATAGTGTAGTGGTTTAGCACCGGGGACTTTGAATCCCCTAACCTGGGTTCGAATCCCGGTAAGACCTATAAAAATAAATAATATATTTCTTTAAAAAAGAACTTAAAAAGAAGTATTCTTATTAATATGTGAATAACATTGTTATTTTCATGCTTCGGTAGCTCAGTCGGTAGAGCATTCGGCTGTTAACCGAAAGGTCCCAGGTTCGATCCCTGGTCGGAGCGATTTAATTTTATATATTTATAAAATTAAATAACTTAAATATAATAGTCAATGTAAAACCAGAATTGATATATAATCTAATTGTATTTTTTAATCTATAAAATATACAATTATTAATATTATTGTTGAAACATTTTAATACATTCCCATAACTTAGAAGACTCATCTAATGTAAAGGCACCTCTCTTTTGGGCCAAATGTAAGAATGTAACTATTAATTGTAAAGCATCTTGTTGCGTATTCAAAGGAACATCAACAAGTCTAACTTGTTTTTTCTCACCATTTTGAGAAGGAAGATTGGTAGTAGATTCAGATTCCATTATTAGTAATTAAGTGTATATATTTAAATACTAATCCAGACAAAACATATAATCTATAAATAAAAAATTGAATAATACAAATAATATAAAAATATTATTA